GGCGCTTCGTAGAGGATAAAGCGCGTTCTCACCCCCGGCAATCGCGCCGGCAAGGATAGCCCGGCAGTTTGAGACAACGGACGGGAAATCAAGAGATGTGACAGGGAACAAGCGACTGTGCTTCTTCAATGAGGTTGGGTACTCCACTCCGCGAACGAGGACATCTTTGGAATACGTGAGGACCGACGTAGATTCGATGTTTTCCTCCGGCTTGACCTCTTGATTGACGCTCGAGCACGTCTTCTCGAGAAGGATGTTCACTTTATCCCTGATCTTTGGGAGTTTCTCTTCTCGAGACAGTCCGTGTGACGGGATGGCCAGACGGACAACCTGATTGTCGCCCTGCCCGATGACTTCGTAGTCCGAGATGGTGCCGTCATCTAACAGAGGAGACAATGCCATCTCAATCATTGCATATGTCGCCGCGGTCCATTTTTTCTGACTCAGTCCTTCAAGACCGCCGAGGTGATTCCTCCATGCCAAGTTGCTTTCTGGAGGGTCTCGAAGCTCTATTCCCGGTGGGCGTAACCCTTTTACACGTACCATCATCTGGGCTCTAGAGAAGAACCAGTGTGTGACAGTAAATGTTCCCTGCACCCCAAACATGTTGTTCATGTCGTGTCCGATCATATGAATGACGAGCTCTCGCCACTTCAAATTCCAACGTGTAAGATCTATTTCAAGAAACAAAGTGTATTCGGATGTATTTCTCGCCGGGTCAGTGAACTTGAGCAGACGTTCCTGATTCTGGGTTTTCGACTTGGTCATGGTCTGCTGGGGAAGATAACGAAAGAGAGAATTGGCTAGGTTAGCTTCTACGCATGTGAAGAAGCATCTCATTTCCAGCACCAACATGGCGAACATTCGCGGTTCGAGCTTGAACTCTCTTTCTTTTGGGTACAGGCTGACGATCAACCAATCTTCAGGTATATCTCGAGCGCTCACTCTCTTTACTATCTCTTCTATGTCAATCTGATGTCGGTCCATGATCTCTAGAAGCAGTCGTCGTGCAGACGCAGGAGTTCCTGCAGACTTGTCCCATGTCAGGTGCTTGTCACTCTTGTAGAGTGAGATAGACTTATCGTCCATCAGCTCTAGGAAATTTGGGAAATAGTCGAAGTCGAAGAGCTTCGTCCATTCAGTTGTGTTCCAGTCGCTGAGATCGTACATCTTCCTCGTCAGATTCCGTGATTGTCGATCGTTGAGCTTGCGGAGGGTTGTCTGAGGGTTGTGATGAACCAAATTTGGCCAGATTCCATGTTGAGCGATGTATGCCGTGAGTACAATGTGACAGAACGTGTTCCGCAAACGTTGCGCATCCACAATGCTAGTTTGGTCTGGAGTTCTTGCAGCAGTTGCGGCAGACAGTCCTCCTGCTTCTGTATCAATGAGTGGGTGGCCGCACGTCTTTAAACACCCGAACATCTCTACGATTTCTCGGGTGTCTGTGACAGACTCTACCAGTGAGCATAGAAGCCCAATCGAGTCGAACGAGGTAACACCGGTGGCCGCTCTGACAGAAGTCTCCTTCTCCTTCATCTTGGATATCATTCTAGTGTAAGCTGTATCGTCTCCAAAAACATTGTCGGTTCGGTGGGACAACCAGGTCTTGAACATGGGTTCGGTCGCCTTGAGCAAGTTATATGCCTGGTTGCCGTAGCTCTCGAGGGTCCGGTCCTGCCACACGAAAAGCCGGCGAAGATGAATGCGGACTCTCGAATTCAGGCCGAGCGGACCGGTATGTTCCAGCATCATGTATCGCGATGCCAATTTGTCCTTGAGCATCAGGATTTGGTTTGCACTCGAATAGTACAGAAGATCTCTGCACTTCAAGATGGCGTTTTGAGAGTTGATCCAGATATCCACTCGTCCAATCAGCCCGTGAGTCCAGGTGTCAGGAGCAAGTTTGACGCGAGACTCTGCGCGACCGTATAGGTTGCAGAAGCTCTCATAAGCAGTAGCGTACGGAACAGATTCGGAACATCGAAATTTCGCGGATGCGCCGCGTATCTCAGCATCCGGAAGGCCTCTCGCTACAAGTCCAGCACAGAGTGCATCCTCTAACTCTTGCGCCGCACGTTGCGCATCCGCGTAGTAAGTGTTAGGTCCTTTTTCGGTCACGCGCAGCATGTCGCTCTCGATCATGGGGTACACCTCAGGACCGATCGGGACCATGAGCCTCAGATCCCTGACAGTCCATTTCCTCACCTTTGCCAGCTTGATCAGGAAAGACACCTTTGTTCTGACAGTGTAGTCGATCGTCTTGTAAAACATCCCGATATCTGTCGAACGAAGGATGGCGGCATCGATTACATTTTTTGTCTCGGATATCTCGGTGATAAGCACCGGACTGCTGAGGTTGGTATCTAGAAAGAACACTTTCCTGGCTTGCACCAGCTCGTCATCATCGGCGTCCGGATTCATGGTATTAGGTGTGTGAGGCCTGCGACCGGGTTTCTGGTTTTTGGTTCTTGGTGAGGTGATGAATTGTGATTTGTGACGCAGAGACAAGTTCGCTCGTTCGGGTTCAAAATTCCATCAGATACGGTAACCCGCTACCACAAATCTATCTTTT